TTCAAGGGGCATTCCTAACGATGCGTCGATGGCGATGATGGTTTTGTTTTTGGGCAATGTAGGGATAACGTATTTGAGGTTCAATGCATGAACTGGGCTGTCTAAGGTGCCATAGACTTCGTAGCCCAACCGCTTGAGGTACGTGCCAACGATTGGGCCCAAAGAGTCGCCCATGACGGCGTCTGTGCCAATGCATACAAAGGCAACGTCTTTGGCTTTGAATTGGGTCAGCATATGTGGCTCTCCTTTCCTTCGTACTGATTCATGAATAATATAACATGATACATGATCAAATGTCAAGAGAAAAAAAAAGAAGCAGGCGATCATGCCTGCTTCCTCATGTAGACTTCACGCCAGCTATTGTCATTGATGCCAATATGCTGGAGAATTTCGTCGATGTCTAAATCGGTGAATCGGTAATGCGTCACTTTGCCGTCGTTCCATTTTTCCATTTGGCGAATTTTGCGGCGAAGGTTCTTTCCTGTCCATGTCTGCTTGTAGACGTGGGCGAGGATTTCGATTAAGTCTTTGGTTGTGAATGCGTCAGTTTCCTGATTCTGCTTGCTGGCTTCCTGCTTGCCTGCCTGTTTGCTGGCTTGCTGTGTCACATTGCCGGTTTTCCAGTCCATCGAAAGGCCGTATTTCTTTAGGTACTTTTCGATGGTTTTCCTGATTACTTCCTTTTCGGCAGGACTGACAGCAGAATCGTTCCACTTCCGCCAGCCAGCACGTACTTTACGCAGGACGTCATCCATATTCAGTTTGGTCATAGATGAATCACCCTTTCCTATGATTTGTCTTTATGATATATCATTCATGATGGAATGTCAAGGCTCCAGAAGAAAAAAAATTACTGGTTCGGGGGGTTGGCAAGACCAGTTCAGACAGGGGCAAAAAAAAATGAATCTATCAAGGCAAAAAAAAATTGCCGTCATTCGACGGCGGGCAAGTCTTCTTCGTAATAGTAAAGGAATTGGCTAGACAGTTCTTGTACTAATTGGCCGATGTCTTCTTGATGAATGTCCACGTCTTCAGTCATTCCGAGAATGGCCATTCCGAATGCTTCGACTGGTGACAGTCCATTTTGTTCAATCATGTTTTGAATCATCGTCCAGTATTTCTTGACCATGTTAACCATTCCTTTCATTTAGATTTGTCTTTATGATATATCATTTTATCTATCTTGTCAAGGGCCTTCGGACAATTTTTTTGGCAGGCAGGGGGGGTGGGGGGTTCAGACTGGCCGGGGGGTTTCTTACATATATGCCCCACACAAACTGCAGCTCCGCGTGTAAGGCGCTTTAGTGCGCTAAAGTGGGGTCCTTGACAAGGTTCTGACTCTTATGCTATCATGTCCTTAAGCCACTCTATCCCTTTTTGGGGGTGGCTTATTTTGTTACGAGGAGGTGAGCCTAGTGGTAAGACCGAAGGGAAGCTACAACTACACGGAAGCGGAGCGCAAGGAAACGATGGTTCGTTTCCTGAAGGCTTACGCAAAGACTGGAGTCTTCACCAAGGCCTGTGATATGGCAATTGTGGCTCCGGGAACGGTCAGAAAATGGCTGGAAAAGTATCCTAAATTCAGTAAAAAATTTGAAGAAATGCGTGACCGTTTTGTGGACAGTCTGGAACTTGTTGCCATTGAACGGGCCAAGGAAAAGTCGGATTCCCTTTTGGCTCTGCTCCTCAAGGCGAACCGTCCTGAAAAGTACCGAGAGAACCACAAGATCGAAAGCGAAGTTCGTCATGCCCCTGTGCAACTCGTCTTTTCCCGTGACGAATGGGGTGACGATATGCCCAACTATGTGAATGGAGGTGAAAGCAATGCCTCGGAGTAAAAACGTTCTGAATTTTACGATTCAGCTCAACGGTCGGGTCATCCACAACAACATGTTCATGTTTCCTGTGGATGAAGACCCTGAACGCATCGGAAAGGTCATTCGTGCGGAGCTCTCTACCATCGAATCCGTGCTGAGTGACCAGTTTGGGGTGGTGAGGAATGTCAAGCCGAAGAAGCCGAAACAAGACGAATGAGGCCATCTCCAGCAAGAGTCAGGGTCGTAAGGACGGTTTCGGTTCGTACAAGCCTCTTCCTCATCAGAAGGCGTTCCACCAGAACCCGGCCAAGTTCCGTGCTGTGGTCTCCGGTGTGGGTGGCGGTAAGACAACAATGGGTGTTCGTGAGGCTATTAAGTTTTCACAGGCGTTTCCGGGGTCACTTGGCCTCATCGGACGGCTTGAGGCAACGTCTCTGCGCGACACGACACAGCGGCGCTTCTTCGAGATCTGCCCGCCACACCTTATTTATAAGTGGAAGGAGACGACAGGACACCTCCTGCTGTACACTCCTGTGCCGGGTGTATATTCAGAGATCCTGTTCAGACGGCTTGACGAGCCGGGCCCTCTGGGTTCACTCGACCTTGACTGGTGGTGGATAGACGAGGCGACTGAGGCTGACGGCTCCGAGGTGCCTGAGGATACATTCCTCATGCTCATGGCCCGTCTCCGTGGGGTCGTTGGGCCACTCCGTGGATGGGTGACGAGTAACTCCGGGGGTAAAAACTGGATATGGAAGTGGTTCTATGGGCCACAAAAACCTCCTGAGTTCTGGGGTATCACGGTAAAATCGGACGATAACCCCTATCTTCCGCCCGGTTACGTGGAGAATTTGCGTAAAAATAACCCTCCGGAGTGGGTTGAGCGCTTCCTCAATGCCTCATTTGAGGTGTTTGAAGGGCAGATTTTTACAGAATTTGTTGATTCTCTTGACGGGAGACACGCCCAGACGGTTGAGGAAGCGTATAAAATTCACACTTTTGACGAAAATTCGGCCGAGATTCGCCATTATTTGGCATCTTTGCCACGCATTGAGGCTGGGTTTGACTTCGGTGTGGGTGCTCCCACGGCTGTTCCTGTGGCTAAAATCGGCCTTGCACCCGATGGTATGATCGACGTGTGGATCTATGACGAGTTTTACGGCGAAGAGGCTGACATCAGGGTGGTTGCATCGTGGATAAAAAGCCACGGTTTGTCCTATGTTTATGCCGACCCATCGACACAAAACCGTGGTCCCACGGGTGAATCGCCCATGATGCTGTATGCTAAAGAAGGTGTGAGCCTGATTCCGTCCCCTAATGACGTTAGCACCAAGATTGCGACTATTCATCAGTTCCTTTTGCGTTTCAGGCTTCACATCAGCTCCCGCTGTGTACACCTGAGATCACAGCTTCAGTCGTATAAATGGAAGCCACAGCCCAAAAGTGCATCGGCTGACTTCCGTGCAAAGCCTCTTAAACGTGACGACCATGCCATCGACGCTCTGGGCTATATGCTTATGAGCATTGGGCTTGGTGCTTTATCGTTCGACCCGCTTCGCCCCGGTGTCAGTACAGCCTCAAGAGGAGGCTGGCGTCATCCTTCACTTGATGAGGATGAGGACGTTAACCGGGGAGATTACGTTACCTTGCGTGATTTTGAGATGATGGGGGGTGCATGGTAGTGGCTCGCGACAAGGTGGTATACTCCGGTGGGGTAGCCCGTATCGTTTCTGGGCCCAACAGGGGCAAGTATCTTCAGCCTGACGGTCGTATTACCAGCACCCCCACAGGCCGGACGAAGAGAGGGATGAAGAAAAAATGATGGACACTATTCTGATCGCCTCCATCGTCTGGGTTGTGTTCTTGGCAAGCAACATTGTCGTCGGTTTCTGTATGTATCGGCTTGGTCTTCATGGAAAAATCAGAGCTTATCTGGACAATACCCCTGTGGATGAAAGCCCTACGGACAGGGTTGTTGAAAGTCTGGCAGGAAGGTATATTCCGGGCTCTGAGTTTAATCCGTTTGAGACTCAGCCTCCGCCACGATACCAGCCTGAAAACTTCATGCCTGACCCTGTGATTCCCGGAGTAGAAGGAGGTGAAAACAATGGCGACGGCAGAGGTTGAGAACAAAAGGGCAATTGACCACCCCAACAGCGAGAAAGACTGGATCACCAATCAGATGATCGACGAGCATTTTAAAGCCGCATACCTTGGTGTCCAGAGTCTCGGGCTTCACCGAGCATGGGCTACCTATGACGATTACTGGAGAAGCAAGCAGAACGAGCCGGAGACACCTGATGATCCCGGCTCTGTGACCAACGTTATTCATCCTGTGATTGAGTCTCAGGTGGCCGACTTGGTGGACAGCCCAATGGATTTTCTCGTTAGAGGTAGAGAGCCCTCGGATCAAGCCCATGCTTCTTACGTTAAGTTCATCCTCCAGTGGATTTTAGATCAGAATAACATCACGGCCAAACGCGACCAGTTTGAGCGCCACCGCCTGAAATATGGGACTGGTATTTGGAAAGTCTATTTTGATCCCTTAGGCAATAAGGGTAGAGGTAAAGTCTGCATCGACGTGGTGGGTCCCGAAAAATTTTACCCGGATCCCAAAATTACCAGCCCATACAAGATTCAGGATGCCGACTTCATCTGTCAGGTCTCCGATGTGTCGATTAACTGGCTCATTCGGAGATTCGGTGAGCGTGCTAGATATGTTCGTCCACGGACGAGAACCAGATATGAAACCAATCTGTATCCGGGCGAAAATATCAAGGATGCCATTGGAGTTCTCAATAATAGCACGACACTGATTGAATACTGGACTCGGGATGAAGAAGGCAAGCTCAGGGTTGTTTATAAGGCTGATGATGTTATCCTGTGGGATAGCAGTTGGGATCCTGATAAGAAGGAAGGAAAGGGCTCCAAATATTATCATAATCCCAGAGAAAGTTTTTATAAACACGGTAAATACCCGTTTGTTGTGGTGCCCTGTTACCTTCGTGAAGGTCAGATTTGGGGCATGGGTGATGTTGAGCTGCTGAAGCCCACGCAAGACTTGATTAATGATCTCGATGACCAGCTCCGTATGAATGCTCGACTCATGGGTAATATTCAGATCGTTGTCGGTCTGGCATCGGGCATTAATCCAGCCAAGTGGACGAACAAGGTTGGACTTCGTATTCCTGCCCGTGACCCAAATGCGTGGAAGATTGTTCAGCCTGTACCTATCCCTGGGTATATTCAAGATCGCCGGGAGTTGGGTAAGGTTGAAGCTGAAATTATTTCTGGTCGTCCTGATGTTGTGGAAGGACGAAGACCTGCGGGGCTGAGGGCTGCATCGGCAATCATTGCACTTCAGGAAGCTGGTAACAGACGGGCAAACCATAAAAGATTGATGACTGAAATCGGATTCTCGGAAGTGTTGGAACTTGCTTTTGAACACTTCAAGGAGCACTTTACCCACGAGATGGCCATTCGCATTGGCGGTAAAGATGCGGAAGGTGATGATTCATTTATCTGGGTACGGGGCTCGATGTTTTACGAGATTCCGAAATTGGTTCCCGACCGTCTGTCACAGCCAAGACCTGACGGAACATACCCCCTTAAGAAGCTGGAGAAGGTGGACGAAGAAGGTAATACGATTCCTAATGAATATGAAACCAAGGAAGCTGAGTTCGACTTCTCCGTGTCCGTCGGCTCTGGCTTGCCGAGGAATAAGGCGTTCCTGTATCAAGCGGCTATTGAGCTTCACAGGGAGCGGATTATGACGACGGAAGAAACCCGGATGTTCCTCAAGGAAATGATCGACTGGCCGTTACTTAGTCCGTTCCAAATCCAAGGCATGTTCAGTTATATGCGTGAAGCCATGTGGAAAGCCCAGCAGGAACAGATGCAACAACAGATGGCCCAGGGGCAACCGACGCCACCGCAAACAGGTACTCCTAATGGGATGGATCCCAATTTGGTCAGTCAACTGGCACAGGTACTTGGGGGTAGATGATCATGAGGGTGAGATACCAATCTCTTTATGAGTATGCCACCCGTCATAAAAAGAATCCATACGTGAGGATGGAAGGTGTAGCCCATCGTGTTATGGATTTAGATGTCTGCCCTAAATGTGATTCCCTGACCTTGGGGGACACACGGAAGGATGACCCTGTGAGAAAATACCGAACATGTCCTGTCTGTGGTTGGCATGGACCCGGTGGCAGAACACTTCGTGACGTACTCCGGGATCATGTCATCGAAAAAGACGGAGTACTTTATTTGAGGTGAATCACATGCCGCTCAAAAAGGGTCGATCACAAAAGGTTATCAGTGAAAATATCCGAAAACTCAGGAAAGAGGGTTACCCGCAAGATCAGGCAGTAGCGATCGCCCTGCGAAAAGCGGGTAAATCCAAAAAGAAATAATCCAATCCGTCTAAAATCCCTGACGGATATTTGAGGGTTGACACGCCGGAATTAGACGGTGTTATCCCTGTGGTGGGGTTACCAACCTGACACGCCGGAAAGACGGTGTAATCACGTACGCCGAACGTTAGCAGGCAAGGAGGAATCAGTATGTTGTGGAAGCGTTTCATGATCCCGATGATGAATCAAGACGGGGGCATAGCGGGAGGTGATGCTGAACAGGGTCAAGCCGATCTCGAGGCTGATGTTGATGCCCAACCGACTGAAGAAAGCGACCAAACTATTGATGCCTTGGAGGGTGAAAACAAGGTAACTTTCACCCCGGAGCAAAAGGCCGTCATCGCCAAGATGATTAGCAGTCGGTTGAATGAGGTCAAGAAGCAGTACGAGGGTACTGAAGCCTACAAAGAAGTTGTTGAAATGATTGGAGACATCATTGGCTACAAGGATATCAACCTCATCAGCCAACATCTCAAGACCCTGCACGCACAGCATCAGGCTCGTCAGATGGGCATGACCCCGCAAGGATACCAGATGTACCAAGCCCAACAGCAACAGATGGAGCAACAAGTTAAGCAAACCAAAAGAACCTTGATCGAGCAACAATTTGAGCAAATGAAGGCGAACCCGAAGTATTCGGATGCCGACCTTTATAAGGATCAAATTGTGGATCTGGCTCTTAATTCAGGCTTGTCCGTTCAGCAAGCATACTGGGCTGTAGCCGGTGAACATGCAGCTCAGAGGCTTTCGGCTTCCGCAGCCGCTGATGCGGAACATCGTACACTCAACAGCATTGCCAATGCACGTACCAAGCAAGTCCAAGGCGGTGATTCTGGCGCTCAAAAGAGCGGACCTCAAGTTACTCCGGAGATCAAGGCTGCCGCCGAAAAGGTCGGCATGGACCCTGTGGAGTACATGCAGTATATGAATATCATCACCTTGGATCAAGCAAGAGCACTTCGTTCAAAATAAAGGAGGTTTAATGGAAAATGGCGGAGTTCATCTATGCCTACGACCTTGACGGTGGAGAACGCCGTACCAAGGTCTTCAAGTCTGCCGGGGCTCTGGAAAGCGGAGTACCTGTGGTGCTCTCGTCCGGAGCTATCGCTGAAGCCGCATCTGGAGCAACTTCCGGTGTGGTAGGTGTTACTGCTTACGGGGCTTCTGCGGCTGGGGAAGAAGTC